TTCGTCTTGATCGCCGGTGTCGTCGACTTGATGTCGTCCGGTGGCGTCACGAGCGCGATCAAGAGCAACTTTAACAAGAACAAGACGCCCCCCGCGACCATCAGCACTACGATCTCGAACGTCCCGACGTCTAGCGCTGTCTAAGTTTGTTGGCGATGTCGTTCGAAAGTTTCAATAGCGATTTGCTTTTATTATCGTTCCCGACCAGGGATACTTGAAGTCGTGAAGCCACGAATTCAAGTGATCTCTGCACCTGTTTCAGATCTCGAAGAACTCGAATGACTCGATTGCGATAGGCGGTCATGCCCTTGATCGGCTTTCGAGGTTTCGAGATGTATTTACTTCTCATCGCTTCGCAGATATCATCCGTCTTGTATTCGCTCCACAATTCGCTTCCTTTCTTGAAATCTTGCGTCTTCGACCTGTCGAAAGGTGCGATGTCCATGTCCTTCGCCATCTTCATCAACGCTAATTTCGGTACGTATTTGCACTGTCGCTGCGTCGTGTATCGACCTCGCACTCTCGTCAGGTCCGGATTATCGACCATCGAACCGTTGCCGTACTCGTCGGGGACGTACCCTGGTGTGAGTTTGCCCTTGGAGCCGTACTTGTTGTATTTCCGACGAAGGCGCGGGTGGTAGTTGGTCTTGTTCCCAGGTGCGACGTGTCGCACGCGCACCGCGCGGTTGTTTTTTCGCACAAGGTTTTCCTCGTCGCGTATGAGACGATTCTGGCGCATGTACATGTTGTTGTTCACTGGTTCAAAATTCGGGTCCAGACTCCCGACGAACCGTCGCGATGCCATCCTATATTATTATCACCATATAAAAATCTGTTCGCGGCGTGTCCAACGTGGTCGGGTTTCTGATCGGGGCACACGCGCGCACGTTTTTTCTGCGAAGATACTACCTATGAACGCCGAAGAAATCACACAAGCGCTGCAAGAGAAGGGATTTATCGTGGACACGTTCAGGAGTGAATATTTATCGGTCGCTTGGTCGACCGACCACGAGGTGAACATGGCGCGAAATGTTGAATACATGACGGGCAACCACTCGACGGAGCTCGAAGAACTGTTTGCATTCTTAAGTGACAACGGGTGGAGACACGAGCCTCAATTCGTTCCTGTGGAATATGGATACATCATTACAACACTTGATTCCTAAAGTAATGGTCGAGTTCACAGCGTATCACGTGTTCGCTCTGTTTGTTCTCGTGGGTGTAGAACGGACCCCATAGTTCTAACTTTTTTCGGGTCTCGTCGTACCACAGATACGAGAGTTCTAGGAACCTCGTCAACCAATACATTCGATGACCCTTCTTTCCGATGAAATCATACATCATCTCCGGATCGTAGTCAGAGACATCCATCTCCGAATAATGTGTATTGAGTGGCGGACTGTACGGCGCCATTACACTAAGATTTCATGTTTTCTTTAACTGCGTGCCGCGCAACGCATGACGACAAATCCGGTGTCCGACGAACACGCGAACACACCCAGCGTACACTTGTACTCATTGGGCAGCGCCCGGAATTTCCTCACGTTTTCATCGTACGAATCCACGAAATCTTCGTCGACGAATTCTATGTGATCGTTGCACCGACACGTCGGGCAGTTGCGTGACCAGCGTTTCAGACATCGAACACATAGATCGTGTCCGCATCTAAGAGTTGTGACTCCGACATTTTCGTAGCAAACCGGACACGACAATACACTATGTAATTCCACAGGACGAACATCCCCAGACTGAGCCGCGTGATCCTCCGATGTAGTCTCCGAACCCGAGTCGCTTCGCATTCCATTATTATGTGGTCTTATTTTAAATGGACACGCTCAAGAGATGGGGCTTTCACTACTTGGAAATGTACTCCGTGCGCCCGAGTGATGCCGTGATGTTCGACATAGACGACACGCTGATTCGAGCGAGCGACGGAGTCGTCATCTTACCGATGCTCGACGTCTTGCTTCGTGCTAAATCGCTCGGGTACAAGATCATCATAATAACGGCGCGTCCTAGATTACAAGAAGTCGTTGACTACACGGTCGAGCAGTTGCGTGACTTGGGTATCCCATACGACGACCTTGGATTCTGTAACCCAGAGGACAAGGGTCGACTCAAGATGAAACTCGGGTACAATTTCGTACTGTCCGTCGGTGACATGCCGACCGATCTCACGCACACCCGACACGCACTAAACACGGTGACGTACGAACACTTCTAGCATTTGAAATTTTTCCCACACGTCATGCACGAGACGAACGTCGTCATGGGTTCATCCGCCGACCGCGTCTGCGCCTGTTGGTATGTCGTCTTATTCGATCCACACCGACACTTGAAGAATCCTGCCTGATTTTTTTGTTCGTTTGCAAACCATTCCTTGCGAAGCTCCTTGTGCATGCGATCCTCGAGCGCCACGGCGTAGGGTCCGTCTGGTAGTGCTTCCCAAGGTTTGAGATTGATCACGTCGGACGACTTGATCACCTTATTTTGAATTTTTTCCTTCAAACCGTCGTTCTTCAACAGACTGTTTTTCACAGACAGAAATTTGCACTTGTACAGTGTCCTAAAGTAGTCGTTCTCGAACGAGGCGGCGTCTTCGGCGACTCGTTCGACGGCGTGGTTAAGGATGTTCTTTTCGAGATTGACGATGGTGACATCTTCCTCGGAAAGATTGAGAATCTCTGCAAATTGTTTGACGACATACGCGCGCGTGGCGTGCATGGTTTCACTCTGTTCACTAACGGTGCTCGTCTTTAAGCGATGGGCAATCCTTCGAACCCCGTGCGACCGCGCTTGCAGTCTTCAAGATTCTCCGGCGAGCACCTGTCGAAGAATCCGGAGACGCGGCGAGCGATGTTAAAATCGATGCGATCCGTCTTCCACTCGTCGCGCACACTGGTGTATCCTTCGCCTCCTCGCCTGAACCAGAAGAATGCGAGAATCAAGAGAACGGCGATGACGAGCCAGCGGTTCATGTATATTATTGGGTCGCGAGAAAAATTGCCGCTACTGGGATATTCATTTTGCCCAAGAGAAAAATCAGACCCAGACAGGCGAGACAAGCTAGAATGATGAAGATCGCCGTGGATGAATGTAAATATTCAAAATTTTATTCATCTATCACGTGGGTATCCAAGCTTCACCGTTTAGCACCGCGGTTGTATATTTCATAGCGACTTGAAAGTGGATGTATGGCATAGCTGGTACCTCGACCACGACGTTCAAAGGATTCATCTCCATGACCTTGACAATATCGACGTCGACCTTGCTCCCCGACGTCGCCTTCGCCATGGAGTTCGTGAAATGCTTCAACCACTCCACGTGTTCTCTGTTTTTGCAGTCGAATTTCTTGACCAATTCCGTCATCTTTTCTTTCATTACACTCGATCGTTTTCTATAAGTAAACGCGCACTGGGATCCGTCTGTGTCGTCCATCGAGGTCGCCAATACTCGCGAATGAGCGAATCGTTCATAGAACCAAACTGTGACCAAAAATTTTCCCTGTAAAACGCCTCTTCCTTCGTCCGTGGTTCGTTCTGTCCACGACACATGAGACGAATGTTGTCCATCATCGTGTCCGAAATCGAATCACCCAAATCCCGAAGTCGCCGAACCCAATCCTCGCCCACGGCGTCGGAAAACGCGTCTTTCTTCCGGTACAGGATGAGATCCGGAAGGTAGCCGTGAAATGCACGACGGATCACGTCCTTCTCGAGTGTCGTCATTTTCAATTTTTGTGGCATGGTCATGCACGCCTCGATGAACTCCTTGTCGAGGAATGGCACGACCAAATCCAGCCCCCATCGACCGGCGCATCTGTCCGCGCGGAGTCCGTCGAACTGATGAATCAGTCGCAACCGTCGCATGTTCTCCATGGCGAAATCGTTCACGTCCGGGGCGTATCGAAAATAATAATATCCACCCAAAATTTCATCGCTACCCTCTCCACTAAATATGTACCGAACGTCCGTGTTTTCGCTTATGTACTTGCACAAAAGATAGTTTGGCACGCTCGCTCGAATCGTCGTCGTGTCCCAGCTCTCGGTCGTTCGAATCACGTCGGGTATGGCGGCGATCCCTTCCTCGACGGTGAAATTGATCTCGGTGTGATTACTTCCTATGTAATCCGCGACGACCCGAGCGGCTTCGAGATCCGGACTCCCTTCGAGACCTATGGAGAACGTTCGTATCGGTCTGTGTGACATTTTCTGTGCGATCGCACACACCAGGCTGCTGTCCAAGCCACCCGACAGAAGAAACCCCTTGGGACGATCGCTCATGCTCAGCCGAATTTTCACCGCCTCCTCGAGCGTCTTTTGTAGTTCGATCCCAGATGATCTCAACGCTCGGTCAGATCCGTTGATCCTCCAGTGGGTGGTGTAGTAACACACGAAATCATCGATCGTCGAATCGTAAAAGTGCCCGGGGGGGAACACGGAAATGGGCGTCGCCAGAAACCGAAGCGCCTTCGCCTCCGACGCGAACGCGATCGAATCGTCGGCATATCGCGTGTAGAACAGTGGACGCACACCCACCGGATCTCTCCCCGCGATGACGTGCGACCCATCGGTGTACACGAACGCGAAATCTCCTCGAATCATCTCCAATGCATTCTTCGCACCGAGCAGACGGATCACGTGCATCACCGGTTCGCAATCACTCGAACTCGTCTCCTCGCCGACCTGAAGATCTTTGTAGTTGTAAATCTCACCGTTACAGGCAAACATGACCGAGTCCTTGTACTCGAATGGTTGCATGCCCAACGCGGTCAAATCATTGATCGCGAGTCTATAATAATCAATCCTACATTTTCCCAATGTCACGGACTTGAAATCGTCTGGACCTCGGTGTGTCAGGAGCCCGGGAGGGACATTTCGTTCTTCCCCAAAAAGGGAAACGATGCCACACATGACTGTCACGCTCATTTTATTTTTAATCGCATCTCTAGATGTTGTCTAAGAAGTTCAGTGTCTTCCGTGCCGTCTATGTTCTGCCCACGGACCGACACGGACTCGAACAAGCTCGTGGGGGAATACACGAACGTGTGCACATAAAAGAATGACATACCCGACTTCAGTGCGATTGAGTCGAGATCGGACTCGTACAAGTCGACAATGCTCATGTGGCGTCGAACGATTTCTTCAGACATGGATTTTTTCGACTTATTGCTTCGAATGAAAATGTTCTTCTTCGTGAGGTCGAGCACTGGAAACGAGCCGTGCGCGTGTCGAAACCGTGCGAGGTACGTGGCGTATTTCTCCGCGACCTCCTTGTCCCTAAACGTCAACATCCTCGGCTTGTCGTCGGGGTCGGTCATCGTGACAAACCCCTTCGTGACTTTGAACTGTATCGCATGAAACAACTGCATACCTTTCTATAGTTTTAATATGTCATTTTCTTTTATGTCACATTTTCCCAAGACAGCCGGTCAGTGTAAATATCTCCTCGCCCTTCAGTCCTCGAAACCGATCGTCGTCGGAGTCGGTCCAGCGGGGTGTGGGAAGACCATGCTAGCGTGTCGAGAGGCGCTGTCATTCGTCGGTGGCACCAATCGAGGACGCATCGTCATCACGCGTCCGATCGTTCCCGCGGATGATCGCGATTTGGGGTATTTACCAGGTGATCTCGAGCAGAAGATGCTTCCATTCACCATGCCCATGTACGACGTTTTCGAGAGCACCTACCCGCGAACGACGATCGACCGTTTTCTGTCGGTGGAACCACTCGGATTCATGCGCGGTCGCACCTTCTCGAACACGTGGCTCATCGCGGATGAGATGCAAAACGCGACGAAGGAACAGATGAAAATGTTACTGACGCGCGTCGGACCCGACACGAAACTCATCATCACGGGCGACCCAGACCAGAGCGATCTCGGTCCAGACAACGGCTTGAGCGACCTGCTCTACCGTATAGATGGCTTCGACCTCACACACATCGACGTCGTGCACTTGGACAAGGGCGACATCTTGCGTCATCCGAGTGTCCAGGAGGTGATTAAAATTTATGAGATATAGGTAAGAATGTCGGGTGTCGTCATCACCCTGCTATGTCTCGCGAGCTTCGTCGTGAGCGTTTCCGCGCCGTTGGGGTACTTACCCGGTACGGACCTGTATTACATTCGAACGTACAAAGCAGACGAGTACGTCAAGAAGGTGAGATATCTCGCCAATGAAATTAACAAAGGTCGAATCGTGACCGACGTCGGGTTTGAAAATTTCAGGGAGTTGTTTCAGAATATTGAAAAGGTGATCGACACGGACACGGACACCGTGGCGCGTAAAGTCACGGACCTGGGACGCAAAGTGACCGTCGCGAAGGTGTTGTTCGATTACACCGAGCGTGTGCGGGACGATCGAGATCTGATCATCAGACACTACTCGGTCAAGTGATACGTAGATTGAATCGCTTCTCGACGAATTTGATCGCTTTGCTCAGGCTAGGCTGACTCCACAGGAGCCATCGAGACCAGAATCCAGGTGTCTTGATGCCTCGTGTGCTCCAAAACTCGCTCCTACTCTTATCCACTTTCAACATACCCAAGTGCACGTTGGTCGCGTCGGTTTCCTTCTCGAGTTTCTTAGAAATCAGTCCGCCGTGACGACGGACGTAGTTTCGCATGCGTAAACTGTTTTTGTGTGTGGTGTAGTCGTCGTACCCGCGAGCACCGAAGTCGACCGTGGTGCCGTCGGGTAACGTGACGCGCCATTTCTTCGTAGAGATTGGACTCGGGTTGAGACGTACCGCGCGCATGTAATATAGTGCTATAATATTATGCTGAGATATGCAGCCCTTAATCGTGAACTGTGTTCGGTGATCGCTCGGTGCCGCGACGCGGGTGAACGAGTCATCGTGGATTACGCACGCGAAGACGTCACCCTCTGGGACGTGTCCAAGGTTCGTCGGGTCACGGAGATAATGGTCGACGCGTTACCACCCGAATACATGTGTGCCCTGAAAATGACGAGTTTCGGCAGTCGTCAATCCGAGGACATCGCCGAGAAACACGTCGACGGTATCATCACCCAAGCCAAGGCGCGAGGCGTTCGAGTGTGCATCGACGCCGAAGACGTCTTGTATCGAAACGTGTGTTACGACTTGATGCGACGACACAACACCCGAGAGAATGTCGTCGTGTATGCCACGTATCAGATGTATCGACGCGACGCGTTCAACGAACTGTTGTCCGACATGGAATCGTCCCAGCAGCATGGATTCAAGTTGGGTGCGAAACTCGTGCGAGGGGCGTACTTGCGAAGGCAGTCGGGTGTGTTCGACGTCAAGGCTGACACGGACCACTCGTACAATAAGGGCTTGACGTACGCCCTGTCGGCACCGCACGTGCACACCATTCTCGCGACGCATAACAAACCGTCCCTTCGCATCGCTCGTAAATTTCCAAAGGAACGGTACACGACCGCACACCTGATGGGATTCGGTGGGAACCCAACGTATCGGTACGTCCCGTTTGGAAATATAGTGGAGTTGACACCGTACCTGTGGCGTCGATTTAAGGAGCGTTTGTCGTGGGGGTGACTTGGAACTCACCTCTTGCAACCTGGGCAATACCCAGAAGCCTTTTGGCGTCGTTCGTTCCAAAGGAGACCGGCGGCGATCAGAGCGGCGGCCATCAGACCGTTTCGCCCGAGCTTTGCGCGTTGGAAGTACGCAACGGCAACGATCGCGATCGCAATCATCTGCGTCTGTGAGAGTGGGAACCCCTGCGCCGGGGCGGCGATGGGCATTTGTTCAGGCGTGGGGGATGGACCCATCATCACGATCATGTGGTACTCTATGCTGAGATTTTATTCACAGGAAGAAGTCGAGATCGTAAAAAAAATCTCCCTATAGTTTATAATACAACACCATCATGGCCGTCCAGACCAGACGATCCAAGCAAATCAACGCGTCCAACATGGCGCCGAGCGTCGCTGCCATCAAGATCCAAGCGCTTGTCCGCGGTATTCAAAACCGCGAGCGCGTCGCCAACATGAAGGCGAAGCGCATCGGACAAGTCCTCAACAAGCGAGGACGTGGTACCATCGCCATT